TATTATCAAGCACAAAGGTACATAATTACTTTTATTTAATCAATAAGGCTATTTTAAGCGTTCTCTTGCTTGTTTAAGTTTACTTTCATACCATTGTATCAAAATTTGATATGCTTTGTTATATCGCTTTATTTTAAGCCATTTTAATGTTTGCTTTCTATTCATAATATATCGTTATTTCTAATCAGCCCTAATTTCTCCACTTTAAGCACAAAAGCGACAAACTCTATCTTATCTTTTGGGCTAAAGTTTCTTTTTATCCTATTCTCGTATTTCTCAAAGGTAGGGTTTTCTCCTACTATCTCAATGCTTTTAGGTTGTCCATTGACTTTTAGTTTACATTCCCAGTAGCTAATCATTTCAGTACTTGTGTTAATCGGTACATTTTACCTAACTGATATTTACCGTTGTTTCTTGCATATGCAGTTTTTACGCAGGGATATGGTCGTTTACAATTATAGTAAATTTCAAAGTAAGCCCATTTTTCATCAATGTCTACGCATTTACCTTTTTCGGTTATTGTTATTGCTCCAGTACGACACGAAGCGAATAGTAGGAGTATTGCTATGTATTTCATAATTTATGTATTTTGTCTGGTAATTTCCTGCTCCTTGCGTAAATATGCTATCTTTTGCGTTAATACATCTATAAACCCACTCGTAGCAAAGGAATAGTTTTTTAACTCGGTGTACCTTTCATCAAATCTATTTTCGGTTTCTCTAAATTCTTTTATTTCAAGTTCGGCTCTCATTTGCCTATCCCCCATACTACCATCCCCGTTTATTACCCTATTTGCATATTCTTGTTTCCGTAAAGCGTAGGCATCATTATAGCCCTTGTGTGCTGCCGTTTGTACTTCTACAAGGTAAGCAAGGTATCCAGCAAGTTTTAGGTTTAAATCAATTAACTGGGCTATTGATTGCGTTTTATTAGCTTCTGCGATTGCTAACTTTATTTTCTTTATTACATCGTGCATATTTCAAATTCTATAAAATGGTCTTTTGTAATTACTTTGTTAATACATAACCTCATAACATCTCTATCGTTTATACCATACTTTTTCTGTAAAATGTCTAGGAATGGTTTAATGGGGTTATCTATATCAGATAAGGCACTTATACCAAACGTAACATTAATGTCGTATGGTGGGCTTAATTTTAGCTTTGGTAGTAAATATAATAATTCAATCTCATACGCTTTGTATTTAGGTGTTTTAAACCTTTTACCCTGCCAACATTCGTTTACTGATAATGGTTTTATTTTGATTTTTGGCATCTTAAAAATTCTTTAGTATAAACTTCGTTATGTGCTTTATCGTGGCATTCTCTACATAGGGCTATTAGGTTACTGGCATCATCTTGCTTATCCTTTTCTTTTTTGCCAAAATGCGACCTATAAACGATATGGTGTATATCTACACTTTTAGCACCACAACACTCGCAAGGTATAAAGTCGGTTACATCGTATCCATAATGTTTAAGGTAGTTTTTTACGTGGTTTTGCATCTCTATATTTCATATACTCTTTAGGAATAGTTACAATAGCACAACTTCTACAATAACCCTTTAAAATAGGTTTACCAACTTCGCATCTCTTACAAACTTTCATACTCTCTCTGTTTTAATCTTAAATACTGCTCAATAGATAGCATTTTACCATCCACCTCTAAAAATCCTTGTAAATATCCTACTTTACTCTTAAACTCTGCAATCCACTCATTAACCAGTTTTTGCTCCTCGCTTAATTCCTTTAACTCCTGAACTTGAAATTGTGCTTTTCTCTTTTCGCTCTGCTTTGCCTTAAACTCTGCAATCATTTTTATTGTCGCTTCGCTCATTGGTTCTCTTTTCTGCTCTTCTGATTTCACTCGGTTAATACTTGATGCTTCTTGTGTTCTGTTTTCGCAATACGTTTCAAGCATCATAAAGAATGTAGGCATATCAAAACTACCATAGATTTTACCATACTTACCCATTTTTACGTTCTTCACAAAAAGTAACATATCTTCCCACTTTAAGAAAAAGTAGTCAGCTAAAATGATATTAACCACTTCCTTTATTTCCTCATCACTTAAACTCTTATGCTCATCTACTTTATAAACGCTACATACCTCTATGAGTAACGCAGTAAGGTTAAGCACTATGTTTGAGTTATCCTCGTTCCGTAGGGTCGCTAAATGCTTCGATTTGGATGTTATTATTCCCTGAACTGATAATCCGTTCGAGTCTGCTAATTTTACTAACTTGTCCATTTTGCTTTAAATATGCTTGTTCTTTTTGTTTACTATCGCTAAAAACTAAACCTTGATAACCCCCTGCTATTGCTTGTTCGATTAATACTTTTTGATATTCTGGTGCAAACTCTGATAGCTTTTTTATTGCCAGTCTAATTGCAGTTTCTGTTTTATTTTTCCATTTAGGCTCTGCAATTAGCGTAAGCATCAGTTCTGTTTGTTCTTCGCCTATATTAAAGGCTCTGCAATAAACTCTCACAAAGCCTTTTTTTTGCTCTAATTTCATAACTCAAATAAAAACATTTGTACATACTTTAAATAGTCAATAGTATCAAGTAAGGTTACATCGTCAATCGTACATTCAACACCTACGAAATTATCGTACTTATTTAATCCCTCACGTTTTAACCAGTTTAGGAATATATCAGTTTTAAAATGAAACTCATACTCCTCGCCTTGTACATCAAACTCTACATTGATAAAATCAACCTCATCTGTTTCAACTCGATGTGCGTTGTAAAGTTCAAAAGATAGCTTACGACCTTGCGTAATCTTATCTATAAATTCTTTTAGTTCTTGCTTGTTCATTTTGTTTAGGTTTTGTTTTTTCAAATATCGGTAATATTTCAATTCATATTTAAATTATTTGCTATTTGGAATCGTTCTAAAATATGGCAGTATTTGTTGTAAAACTGCACCTTATACCTCGAATCTATACTCATCGTGTCTTTTATTCTATCTCGGTAGTAATTAATTGTAGAATGGTCTTTACCAAATACTCGCCTAATTTCACAATCCCTGAAGCCTAATAAGTTTAATACATAGGTGCTTTCTGCTCTGGTATCTACTACTATTCGTTTTCGGCAGTTGTTTTTTACTTCTGTAAATGATAATCCATTTATTTGTGCAACCTCTGTTATAATGTTTATTATCGTTTCAACAGAGTAATCCTGTACGTTTTTATTCCTAATGTAAAACCTATCATTGATAAGGTTTACTGCTTCTTTAGTTGGTGTTATTCCTACCAATTTAAAGAGTTCATCTGCGTTTATGTACATTAGTTTATTTTATAGTTTACAAAATATTTGCCGTTATTTTCTACTCTTTCACTTACAATGCTCTTACCCTCATTTCGTAAAACGTGGATGTAGTGTGCAAGTCTTGTTATCCTGTAATTTTGTATCGCTTCCCAACTTGTTATATTACCATATATTTCCAAGTGGTTTTTTATTAGTTCTTTCTGTTTCATTTTGTTTAAGGTTATGCCCCATTTAAGGGGCTTGTGAAATTTAATTAGGTATATTTGAAACTTTTACAACTTTATCTACACCATTTGTTAAATTAATATAGTTTATTGCTCTTTGTACTTCATTTCTAACCTCTGAATCATTCTCTAAACAAGAACCCATTACTGCATAAAGATTACCAGCAGTATGTAATAATACTTGTTCTTCATCTGCAACTGCAATAAAAAAATTATCACTATTTTCTATAAAACGGATTAACTCGTTTATGTCTTTTTTTGTTAATTTCATAATTTTAAATTTAGTAGTTTAATTAAAAAGGTAGAGAAATATCATCTGCAATATCCTCATTCGCATCGCTAACTTTTGCCTTTGGCACATAGTCATCGTGGTACAATGTATGAGTATTACCAAACTTATCAGGCTCTTTTAATTCACTCATTGTTACTCGAATGTAACCTTTTTCATTTGTTGGTAATTTCATTAAATCATCCAGTTTCATAGATAAGTTAAAAAATACTCCGAATTTGCCTTTAATAGCCTTGCTATTGCCAACATACTTTTTTTCTGCCATTTTATATATATTTAATTGTTCCTAATCTTTTTTTTACTTCTGCATCGTATTCCTCTAACCACTCTCGGCACTTAATAACCTTGTCGTATATTTCCTGCTCTTTAGCTTCATCTCGCTTAAAAGAGTAAGCACACCATCTTTGGTTATTAGGTACTTTATCGTAGCTTATCTCTACACCATAATTAGCCTCACTAGGCGTGTTCATTAGTGCATAGAATAGTATCGCTTCATCACACCCAGTTAATGCCATATATGCCCTTAATTGCCATTCGTAATCTGTGTTAATTCCTTCACTCGCTTCGATTAATGTTTTTCTATTCCAAGAGCATTTTAAGTCTATTACTTTGTTATCTATAATAACATCGGGAGTGCCTACTAGATAATCATTCGCAAATATGTTTATGTTTTTATCTGCAATCCCATAGCCTAATTCAGTAGCCATAAAATCAATAGCTTTATCTTCCATTAGAATACCCTTTGTCATATACTTGCTTTTTATATCCTCGAATGAATCAGAATACCATTCCTGCAAATAAGTCTTACAACCTGCCGATAGTTCGCCTTTTGTTTTTGCATTACTCATCAACTTACCTAGAGCAGATGGTCTAGCCTTAAATATACGCTCCATTACGCCTCTGTTAATTTAGCTAAAACATCAGGGCTAATATTGTACTTTTCTTGAATAGCTTTTAATTTTGTTTTATCAGCTAAAAATGCTTTTCTGCAATTAACAAAGTTATCAGAGTTTAACATCAGTTCAGGTTTAACTGCTTTTGCTCCTTGACTTGCTTTGTTACCATCATCATCTTCATCAATGTTTAGGTTTAAAATAGCACCTATTGCATATCTCCTTTGGTAGGTAATAACACTACCAGCATCTTGTGGGGAATGTTTTACTGGTTGCATCTCGTAGGTGCTTTGCATATATTCCCCTGATATATGTTGTAACCTCGTAGTTAGCTGATATAAGCCAGTAGGAAACTGAATAATAATTAACCCACAATCAGTCAAAGGCTCTGTAATAACGTCTAATATAGTCGCTAATGAAGCGTACTTCGATTTAAAGAAAGGGTTATTATCTGATTTAATAATTTTACCTACTTTTTTGTGGAACTCTAAAAGTGCCAATGGTAGTTGTTCTAATTTTTCGCTAGTTTGCATTTTTTAATCTGTTTAGATGTTCGTTAAATTTACTTTGTTCTTTTTCTCTGATTTGGTATTTTAAGTACTCGCCTTGTAATACCTTGTCTGCGTTTCTGTCGGCTCTCGCTTGGTCAGTTAAGCGTGTTACCTTTTCTAATCGTTTATTCATATTTAAGTTCGCTTAAAAGTGTGTTAATTCTATTTCTTAACCTTGCTTTAATTAGTGCATAAGTTCCTAAATTCTGTGAGTGGAATGTTATACCATTATAAAGGTCATTGTGCATATTATGTTCTTGTAGGTATTCAATGCTTACCCTTTGTCTACGAGCAAGGTTTACCAGCATCACTTCGTAATCATTAAGCAATGCTAGTTTTTTTAGCCTATAATTCATCTTGTAAAGTTGTTACTAATTCTTGTAAATCGGGATGGTTGTAAAATCTCATTCTATCAATAATCGCTAATTTTTGCGATAAGAATGAAGCGTTAAAAAAATCCATTGACATCGTGCGATATAAATGCTCGTTATAATCGCTTATACAAAAATCTATTAGTTCGTTATCGCTTCTGCTGAATACTGGAGTTAATACACCTTGTGCATCTACTACCGTTGTTAGTTCTAAATCGTGTATCATTTTTGTTTTGTTTTATGATGCTAAATTAAGGTTATTTTTGCTCTTGTCAAGTGTTATTTGCAATTTAGAATTAGTCTAAACTACTCCGATTTATCATTCCAAGCAGTTGAAAATTCAGTGTTTTGGAATAGTGCTGCAACTCCAGTAATTTGTTTTAATCTCAATAACTCATCTTTATCCATACCGATATGTCGTAATATCCAAGCATCTCCCATCCCTGCTTCTGTTAAGTCCGATACGATGTTACTCATCAACTCTATTGAGTGTGACCCTCTTGCTCTATTGTGTCTAATAGTAGATGCCATACGATTAGATAAATCTTTTTGTATAACTACTATTGGTAAAAATCCTTGCTCACGTTCATAAATACGCTCACTTGTTTTAAGCGTTGTATATCTATGGTATCCATCCACAATCTCATAATGGTCGTGTTCTTCTACATAGTAACATACAATAGGCATCGTATAACCATCTTCCCATATTGATAATTCCAATAACTTCATTTCAGGTGGTGCTACTGCATTAGGGTTGTATGCGTTTGCTTTAATCTTTGATTCGTGCACTCTTTGAACTCCGTAAACTGGCGAAGTAAATTTTTGTTTTTGTTCTGTAAATAGTTCCATTTTTATAGGTTTTTATATTTGTCTAATGCTTGTTTTTTTACTCTGTTTTGGTCTTTTGTTCTACTGCATCCCATATATTGAAGTGCGAAATCGTTTTTCATTATCGTTATACATACTGCTTTCCAACTTGGTATATGTCTAAAATCAAACTTCTTTGTTTCTTCGGGGAAATCGCTTTTAATTTTTACTATCTCATAGATATTATCTTTAGTACATAGCTTTGAAACCTCTTTAGTATTTTCAACTTCTAATCCTATATCCTGCATATACTTTATAACATCGGGATTTCTACCATAACCCTTATCGACCCAACTTTTCTGAAATCTTTCTAAATGAAATTTAAACTTTTTTTTTGTCACTTCGGGTAATGTATCCATAAGGAAATAAGCGTACTGCTTCCAAGTAAAATGTTCTGGCTTCGATATTGTTCGCCATCCCATAGCAGAAGTACCACCATAAATACCTCCAAAGTTACAACCATTAACCCTGCCAACCATACGACCCCAGTTATTGGGGTCTATTACTCTGTAAAGTTTTAAATTATCCTGCCCTGATAAATGGAATGGGGATGCTACCCTCATTTGGTCTATTGTTAAACCTGCCTGATAGTATAAATCATAAATCTTATTATAGTCAAATTCATACTTTGCATTACATACCCATATATCCTCTGTTATCCAATCGTAAATTGGGTAAAAGTTTGTAGTATTTTTGTCCACTATTTTAGAATAGTTTAACCCCTTATGCATATGCTTTCTATGTTGCGAAGTAAAAATAGCACGTCTTGTCAAACTTTCTTGTGCTCTAATTCCAATCAATACGGCAGTCTTACCATACTTATCCCCAAACCATTTAGAAAAATGTATCCTTGCATCAAAACCTTTAGTACCTTTAATAAATTCATAAGGGCAATTATCCTCATTAACTACATAGTCAAATTCAGGCATCGGTCTAACCCATATATCTTTCTTATCCTTATCCCAAGGTATCCAACGTGGCTCATACATTGAAACAGAACAAGCAGCCGAAATAGGTAAACATAACCAATATTTACGCTCTACTTCTAAATCTCTAAAGGCTCTTTCTGCGTACTCATCAGTATATCTGTATCCTGCTTCGTAATCTTCATAGTAAAATGCAAGTTTATGTAATAAATTATTTTCTTTAGCATACTTATACGCTAAATTTAACACAATACCTGAATCTTTACCACACGAAAAGGCTACTAATACATTCTCAAAATCCCTGAAAATAATTTCTAATCTTTTTTGTGTTGCATCGTAAACGTTCATAAGTTTAATTTAAGTTGGTAATTATATTTTTTTCTTTGTGATAGTTCTATTTTTTTGAACTCGTGATATACTGGTATTTTATTTTGTGGTAATCCTAATGTTTTTAATGAAAAATCATTCTTTAAAATAGCTATACAAATTTGTCTATAAGATGGAACTTTATTTAATTGTTCTAATCTCAAAGGTGCTTCATCAGGTATTCCATTGTAATAACACTTGGTTTCCCATTCCTGAATATACTTGTTTATTTTTATTTTCATAAATATTTACTATTTTATCTGCTATTAAATTTGCTCTATATCTTTGCTCATCTGTTAACATAGCCCAACTTTTTCGAGTAGTTAGTTCGTTATTACCATACAAATAGCAGCAACTTGCTTGACCTATCCACGCTTGTTTATTGCAACTATTATTACTTAAATTAATATTAGTAGCAACAACCCAATTAGTAATAACATTAAAAGCAGTTTTGAAAAACATATTTTCATTAGCTAATAATTCAGCGCCTTTTATAATATCACTATCTATTGGAGTAGTAAGTGTATACATCCCATTTTTATAATCTTCCCACTCTGTATAAGGTGTATATATTTGTTTCATAAAGCGAAAATACAAGTACTTTTTATAAGTAAAGAATTTATTTACAATTTAGAATGATTCTAAATAATTACTTCCTTTTTTGTTTAAAACTATCTACCTGCTTAAACTTGCTTTTTTGCTTGTCAATTTCATTGGTTATAATAAAGGCTAAATACGATGATAGATTTTTGGCACTAATCCATCTTTTAGTATTCTCATTATAATACCAGTTTTCAGACTTTGGTATAATGTAAGGAAATTGCTCTTTTAGTCGTTTTAAATCCATTTTAAGCCATTTTTAAATATATGTTACTACTAATACATCTTATCACTGCTAAACTAATAGCTTAATTACAGAACCATCACAAATGAAATTACCTATTTCTAATCTTAATAGTCTATTATCTTCAAATCGGTCGAAGTTTTTAGAAAAAGATACCTTTCTTTCTATGAATTTTAATTTCGCCCACTTTACTAATAGCTTATAAGCCATCCCTTGTGATACTCCTAATAATTTACTGATATGCTTTTGACCTGTTACTATTGATTTATTTACTGATTGAACACTTAAATTGTTATTATAAAAGCGATATTCTGCTTTTCTGATGTATTGCCCAGTTTCAATCTTATTTTTAATCTTAAAGTATTTGGTCTTTTGCTTTATTTTAAATTCTTGTCGCTTATAATTTGCTCGTGCGATTATGTATAGATTTCTTTCTACTAACTCGGATAAATTGCCAAATTTACAGAAAGAATATTGTTTTATATTTTCGAGTCCAAGAATAGCAAGTATTTTACTATATGGTGCTATTTTAAAGCCATTAGGGGTAACTTCTATTAAATTATGATTAATACCATAGTTAATTAGTTTTCGTGCTTTATAATCGCTTATTTTGAGTTTTTTAGATATTTCGTGTTTAGAACCAATAAGTACAGAATTTACATACTGCCTTTTCGCAGTAAAAGTAAACGATACAAAATTGATTTTATCTAACATATTATTCTCCAAACTCGTTTAAAAAATCTGTATTTATTTCTTTTGATGACTTTTTAAGTTTACTTTCTTTTGGTAGTTCCTCTTTTAAGTCTATTATTTTATTTTTATTGTAGATAATACCAACTTGTTTAAGAAATTCAGATGGTAATAAACTCCCTTTCATTCTATTACAAATCATACAAGATGCTACTAAATTAGCAAAAGTATTTTTACCTCCTCTAGATAATGGTATATAATGGTCTAACTCCCATTTCCTTACGTGTAAACTACAATTACAATATACACAACTAAAATCTGAAAATTTTAGAATAGTTAATACTTGTAATTCTGTTATTTGGCTGTTATCTCTAGAATTAGCACTTTGTGCTTTTTGTTTACATTGATACCTAACTAAAAATTCATTATCCTTTTTAGATACAAATTTATTTGTAGTAAAAGGGACTACTGAAATATTTGAATAAGGTAATCTATCATTTACAATTTTATAAGTTATATTATCTTTTGGGGTAAATTTAATATTAAAATATTCAATCATTAGATTTAATAAATCATACTCAATATTATCTATAATATAGGTTATTTTTTGTGCCCTATAATTTACTTTTTTATTTACTCCTATTTGCTTATGATTATATTCACGAAATATAAATCCATCTTTATGTATAAAGTATGTAGGATGATTTTTAAGTGGTTTTATTTTATTATCCATAATGAAAAAGCCTTGAACTAGTGTCGTAAGAGTATCAAGGCTGTAGATATTTGGATAATATTTTTGCAGAATCTTAAACGCTTACGACTTCGTTTACACAAAATTACGCTTTTACTTTTACATTTCAAAATTTATTTTCTTTAATGTATTATTCACTTGTGGCTTACCTGCTTTGATAAATTCCATATCTATCTTTTTCGCTGCCTCTTTTGGTGTTTCAAAGTAATAGCAAGTATCTTTTCCGTTTAGCCTTATTTTAGCTTCGTAGCATTTAACACCTGACCGATTAATAATAGCGTAAACGTATTTATAACCAGTATCTTCTTTTATCCTTGTGGCTGTTTTTCTTTGTCCGTAATTCATAATTTTAGTTTAATGGGGGACTTTTCAAAGTGCCTACAACAACATTATTTAATTTGTCCCCCGATAAATTGATAATAACACCTTGAATTTTCAAGACTATGTTATTCAAACCCTTAACAAACAATAAAAATTAGTTAAAATCTTTTTGGGTATAAAGAACGCTCCTTGTCGGGAATCCAAAAGTATAAAATTATTTGATTGCTTTATAAAAAAAGTGATATTTAGAATTAGTCTAAACAAAAAGGTAGCATTTCTACTACCTTTCCGACCTAAACAAAACTATATGAAAACACCCAAAAATACTACTTTCTTATCAAAAATCCAATTATTCCACCAAATATAAGTAATACCCACCAAAAACGATTTAAAGACTTTATAGGCTCTTTAACCACCTCTTTGGTATCTTTGCTAACTTTTATATCTTTCGTGCCCTGTAGCGTCTTATTTTGGCTTTCTACGGCTATTATTCGCTTGATATTGGTTATGTACTCTTTTCTGATAGTATCGTAGATAGTTTCATACTCGAAAATCGTTTCATTTCTTACGCTATCCTTAATCGAGTAAACCTCTTTAACCACGCTATCTATTCGTTGCTCTGTAACGTGCTTTGTTTTGCATCCACATAATACCATTAAGTAGATAATTGCTATGTAAATAAGTAGAAGTCTATCTATTGCTTTTAGTTTCATATTCATCTATTAAAAAATCTATGTATTGCTTTGCTTTTTTTAAGTCCTCTACTCCGTTTTTCTCTTTGTATCGGCAAATGTATTTTATTACGTTGCCCTCGTTATACCCAAGTTTATTTTTAGTGATAAACTCAATAGGCTGGATGGCTAACTTTGAGTAGTGAGTAGGGTTAATATTGTCGTTTACTTCTAATGTAGTGCTTATGTTATTAAATATATCTTCAAAGTATTTTAAATCAAGTACAGCATCATAACCATCTTCTGCTTTAAATTTAACTGAATTACCAATTAATATAGCATCATATATTATCCCCTCTCTTGTAAATGGTAGTATAGTATAATTTGCTTTCAATTTTACTTTTTTTGTTTCCATTTTTCTGCTTGTTTAGTTCTTATTAGTTTTTTTTTACTTTCAATTTGTTTGTACAAATCTTTTATTTCCTCTATTAGTTTTTCGATTTCATTCGTCATCTTCAAATTTAAAAAATTCAAGTCGTTGTTTAATTAGGTCTATTAGTGTTCGTTGCATTTCTTGGCTTTCATTAGGGTAAAGATTAAATTTTTGGTCTTCTAATTTCATTGCCATATCAAAGAATAATTCAAGTTCCACTAGGGTTTGTGAATCTTCAATTTCCTCAATGTTGTCTATATTTGTTTCATCAGCCATACTACAAATTTACGATTTTATAGCCACCTATTAAAATATGTTTGTAATTCGTGCTATTTGTCCTTGCTCTTTGTGGTGGATAAACGCTTCAATAGCTTTAGGTGCGTGTTGATATCCGTTTCTGTGATGCCAACTATCTGTACCTGATGGACTTCTAAAACTCTCTACACATACGCTTCCGTAATCCTTTGCTTTCTTATGATGGATATGAGAAATATAAACGTATCTATGTTTTGATGTATGCCAATGCTCTGATGCCTCTTGTGCCATCAGTAAAGGTAAATCAGTTTCTTTTGCACCATCGCCGTGAGTAGTGCCAATTAAATTGCTACCATACTGGAAATATTTTCTATGCTGAATACCTACGTTAAACGTAATGTTTTTGCAATTTCTAAACCAAGCGTTTATAGTTTGTGCTAAAAAGAATCCATTTGTATAATCGTGATTAGAACTATCAAACTGAATGTGTATAGGTGCTATTTGCATAAGCATTTCAATAACTTCAATGTATAGCTTTTGAGCAAGTAAGAAGTTATCAAACCACATACCATCGGTATCTTGTGGAGTTCCACTCGTTGTCGTTCTTTTAGTGTTATCAACGTGTAAAATATCATTTCCTATAACGAATAATATCTTATCAATATTAAACCCTTTAGACTTCTCTAAAATGCCTAAAATACCATCCTTAACTCGTTTAATAATTAAGTCGTTATTATGTGCATCGTTTGTTTCAAACTCACTCGCTAATTTCCCTATATGGATATCAGCAGGATTAATTACTAAAAGGTTTGCATCCTTTAGTTTTGGATACTTAATCGCAGGGTATTGTATTTTCTTTTTGTCAATGTAAGTAAATAACTCTTTTTCAAACAAATCAAAAGGTTTAGTTTTATTACCTACGAATAGAGAAAAATGCTCACTCTTAAACCAATAGTGTTTTACCTCATCTTTTGGTATTCCTTTTTCTTCACACTCTTTCACAAGTGCATCGTGCTTATCTCTATACTCGTTAATGATTGCTAACTCATCTAAAGTAACTGGAATTGTTTTCGTTTCAAGTGTTTCGTTATCTCTTAAATAATCCCTTACTGATTGTCTAGCACTTTCTGTACTTTTGAATATATTAGGGTATTTAGATTTTAGATACTTTGCGTATCCTGCCTGACTTTTGTCTTTATTGAAAACATCTATATTAGTTTCAATAATTTCTTTTCGTGTCATAAGTTTCGTGAATAAAGTGAGATTTCTATATCGTTTGCTAGTGTGATTTCGTCTTCTGATACGATGCCCTTGATAATAGCGTAATACGTTATTAGCCCGTTCCAGCATATTATATCCATATTGTCGAACTGCATCGGTGCAATTTACAAACGAAAAACTACTTAAACAAGTATTTTATTACATTTAGAATTGTTCTAAATTGCAAAATGATAGAGTTAGTTACTATAATACAATTCTGCTTCGGCTTTTCTTCTTCTCGTAAGCCCAGAGATTTCTTTTCCACCTGCTTTATTCCATCGTAAAAATTGATTAAATATAGCTTCTGATGTTGGCATAGCCTTGACAAGTTTTAATAGCGTAGAAGTCTTTAAATTGCCTAATCCACAATTATAAGCGAATGATACCAAAGCATCAAATTGATTTTGATTGAGTTTAGTTTTTCCTATTAACTCGTTTACTCCTTTTTCAAACTTCTGTAAATCGTGCATTAAATATTCCTTTGCTTGTTCTAATGTTATTGGTTTGTCGGTCATTGAAACCTTTACTCCGTTTGGGTAAATCGTTGTTCCTACTCCGATTGTCGCAACATTCGCAGAGCATAGATAAGGCTTTGTTCTTATACCCTCAAAAGCAATGATAAACTCAATACCTTTTTTACTTATCTTCATTTGCTATGTACTGATTTTGTGTTTGTCCAAAATTTAATGCCAACTAATAGCACAGTAAAAATAAACGTAACCCAATATTTAGGTTTATCACTTATCGGCATAGAATCCAACATCGGCTGAATAGCCACTAATAGTACTAGGGCAAAGTCGCCAACTTGTCGCCAATACTTCGGCGTAGGTTCTGAATATCTTTTCTGTAAACTCATTTTAAATAGTCTTTAATTATTGGTAAAATTTTAGAACCTAATGGGATAGTACCACAAGACAATATCCCCACAAGCATCCACATATACTTTTCTAATTTAAATAATTTCTTTTCAAGATTACTCAAACGAGTTATTACACCAGCACCAGTCAAATCAGTATCAACTAAAGTATTGTATAAACCATCTACTTTATGTAGCACCTCTGTCATTTGAGCATTTAGCCGTATTAGTTCATCCCTTTCGCTCATAACTTATTAATATATTCATCTATATCGTGGTCGTAAAATGGATTGAACTTTTGTCCTTTACTCCACGCCTTTAAATGTGATTTTATCCTATCAAAAAATTTAATACTACTATGTTTTTTACCATCGTAATCTAAATAAACTAATTCTCCAAAATGCTTATAACCTAAACTTGGTAACTGCGTAACGATGTCGTTATTGTTTCTTACTCGTGTATGGTTTACTTTTACTTTAGCGTGTTTATCCATTACCATTGGGCATCCATAAGTAACACTCGTACCCTCAATGTATAACCCTGAAATAAATGCCAAAGCACCTCCGTAAGAATGTCCAGTAAAATAAATAGGTTTATTAGGTAAGTTATCTCTTAACTCCCTTGCTATTAAATCCCACGACTTTTTAAACCCCTTGTGCATCTTACCGTAAACCGTATCAGTAAAACCTGCTTGGAGATTATATGCCCAGTCTTTAGGCTCATCAGAACCTCTAAAAACGACTACACACGCTTCGCCAACTTCAAGAATATAAGCCTGAACTCCACGCTTGTTAATAGTGTGTAAGACTTTATAATCAAACACACCACTATAAGCCCCTTTCGATATACTAGCTAATTGCTTCAGCACCTAAACTAGATAAAACAACCTCAAATAAATTTTCTTCTGTAATGCTTCCATCTGTTGCCATTTGCCCACTTCCTACTTCTTCTTCGGTAGCATCAAACAACTGATAAGTAATTACATTTTCTTTTAATTGTGCATCAACAAAACAAACCTCGTTGTTTGCGATTACCTTACTCTGAATCTTTACCATTTGTTAATTCGTTAATTTCGTTTGTTAAATTTTGCAATGCGACTGCAATAGTTGCTGAATCACTTAATGTATAAGCCCCTGCTTTGTTAGCGATTTCCAACGCTTGTGCGATTGTTTGTAAATTTTCTGTTATCATAATTATACGTTTGTTGCTAATAAATAATATGTTACCCCACCAATAACGATTGTTACTTTATGTGTGCTTGGTGTTGCTACTGATGCAGCTACTGTATTACCGATTGCTAATGCACCCGTAACCCTTGCAGTTCCAGTTACTTGTAATTTTTCTGCCCCTGCTAATGGTGTTGAACTACCTATTTGCAAATTTCCATTTAAAAAACTTGCAGCAGTACCATTCATATATAAATTCCAATTAGTAGATGCCGATGGTAAATTACCATAGAACCCATAATTATTCGTACCTCCTACAATAGAACTATCTGCAATGTACCCAAATTGATTTGTAACCGTAGACCCTGCACCAAACGACGAAACAGATGCTTTAAAATGATATAAATTTGTAAGAGTGAATGCAGTTGCTTGTGTTGATGCTAATGATTCAAAGTATCCAACATTTGCGGTTACATCACTTTGAATTTGCCCTTGTGAGAAAATATTAGAAACAGTTGTTGAACCCGTTATACTTCTATTAACCCTTAAATTAAATCCAGTTAGTGAAGATGTACCTATCCCTAATTTATCAAATTGTGGTGCTGAACTTGTCGCAATACTTTGTGGCAAACTCAATGTAATACTCCCTGATGCGTTTGTAACTGTAATTTGATTTGCAGTTCCAGTTAGTGCAGCAGCTACATAGTTAGTCCCGTTTCCAATCGGTAAAAATCCATTGCTTGGTGTTGTTGTTATCCCTAATCCTCCATTGCCAACTGCTAATGTTCCTGAAATATGAGTAGTTAACCCTATTTTGCCCCAACTTGGAGCAGCCCCAACACCTCCCGAAATTAATGAGTTACCAGTTGCAACACCTGCTAATTTACTCAAAGCAGAACTCGTAGAAGCGTATAAAATATCCCCTATTGCGTAACTTGATTGTCCAGTACCTCCATTAGGTGCAGTCAAGGCAGCCGTTAAACTTAAAGCAGCAAATGTAGGACTTGAAGTTGTAGCTAAACTTTGTGGCAAAGCTAATGTAATACCACCAACCGAATGAGTAACTGTTACTTGGTTTGTAGTACCTGCTAATGTTTTATATTCTTGTGCTGTTGCAGCATTATTCATTCCTAATAATTGGTTTGCAGTTCCTTTGGCTAAATTTACCCAATTAGTACCATTATACACAAAAATATCCCCTTGTGCAACGCTTGTTAAAACAACATCAGTTAACCCATCTAAATTAAAATTGGCATTTACCCATTTAAAAGTAACCGTATCCCATTGTAAAACTTGTTTATCTTGAATAGTAGTAATTACTACATCCTGCAACTCCTCTAATGATAATGTTTCGGCTATTACTATCCGTAAATCATCTATTGAGATTTCTCCATATTCGGCAGTAGTCCCAACTAAAACTATCGTTGGCTTGTTTATTGAAGTAAATAACGTACCATCATCGTATCTTGGCATATCTTTATAAATTAAGTGTATAACATATCATTGTTTTCATCTGTTATAGGCTCAAAGTTTTCATCGTATATAATAGAATCTCTTGCATCTTCTTCTGCTATTATCTTGAAATATTTTCTTCTTTCGTGGATAATTTGGTAAGCGTGGATAATCATTGTTCTATTTTCAAATTGTATTCTGTTTTTTTTGCTTAATGGTTTATAATCTTCCCATCTTATTATAACCTCGTAAACTTGGTTTAATGTAATTTGCGAACCATCCACACCCCTCGAACCACTTAATGGCGTAACCTTTGCCCATAACGTAATATCAGTACGCTCTGTTGCATCAGTTCCACCTGCTCCATCCGATACTGTAGAGTAGTTTATTAAACTTATTTGGTCACGTAGTTTACCTATCATATTCCTAATAATGTATTTCGTGAATAACTTTGTGCCATTCTTTTAGCATCATTCGATAACTCGTTAAATGTACCTTCTATATAAAAGTTTTCTCTGTTCTCGTAGCTTGTTGCAACCTCTTTTAAAATTGCCACTTTTAA